GGCCAGATAGCGCTTAGGTGCGCACGTCTATTTTGTGGTTTCGAGACAGGCTATGCGAGCGCTGTCCGATTCCATAACTTTGGACTCCCCACCCACTTCGTCCTGACTAGACTAATGGGCGTCGTCGACGCGGCGGAGCCGCTGAGACAAGTTTCCCCGTTAGGCCTACAGGGGGAGTGGCCCCACGAGAACCGATTGAGCGTAGTTTCGCCCACAAGGTGATTAACCGAGTAGACGGAGGCACCTCGTCGACTTCTCGATCGAAGTACTCGATCCGCGAAGGAAGAGCAGCGATGCTCTCCTCCGTTTCAAAAACGTCCGCCCAAATCTCGTCTAACCGCTCCCACTGAGGTTGGACATTAGGATCCAACACTTGGAGCCGCTCATCAGCCTTGGCCAGAAGAGCTCGGAGCCGGGACGTAAAGGGATACGCAACCCAGTCCGTGAAGAAGGAAGCCCAGACATCTCGAGAGACATCGAAGGCCACCAACTCCACAAAACCGCTCGCCCATGGGCTTTTACGCCCTGGCGGTCTCCCCTTAGCAGCGGTAGCCCGCACCCCGGCGGTCTCGATCTTTCTCTCACGAGATTTCACGGTACCATCAGAGTACTGCAGCTCACTTGCTAAGTAGAGCGTGTGCGTAAACCTAGACGCCCGATCCAAGATACTGACGACCAAGCGCGACCAAAGAGCCTGAGCCGTAGCCCAGACCCTATGATCCGCTAACTTGGACTCCCTTCCGGGGCCAACAGCACTTAACCAAGCCTCAACAGGCATCGGCCAAATACCGCCCGGTCGGGTCAAGTAACTAAGGAGTCGGCCTTGACGATTCCCTACACTAAACGCAACTGGCAGTTGCGCTAAGTTTCGGTATCCGAAACCAGCGAAACGTGCTACGGACGACATACGTAGGGTTACGTACATCGCACACTTCCTCACCAATTGCTCGAGAGCTCCGAGGTGGCAAAGGGCCACTACGAGTTCGGCAAGAGAGATTGGTGTTGCTTCCCGCCCCGAGATCCAAGTCCGTTTGGCGAACTCTAAAGAACCCGAAGACGATACCATCGATTTGGCTAACGAGATATCGACCCCGATCTCCTTCATGACCTCGAGGTATTTCGCTGCAACGAAGCGGTCAGCGATGACCACGTCGTCTCCAAGGATGGCGTACCTAACGAACCAACTGGTTCGTATAGGATAAGCTAATGAAGCAGCGTACTGTACGAGGGCATGATGAGTCAATGCGAGCATAGCCCAACTTGACAACGCCCCCATAGGCTGACCCACGGCGTACCACACCGTATCGAACCCCAGATTGTAGCTCTTCGCTACTTTCGGGAGCCCGTACGGGTGGCCCACCATGAAGTAGGCCCATAGGTTTGTCAGCTCATCACCCAGCAGGGGCCGCAGAAGGCTCACTTGCAGGGCAAGTGGCAACCTGTCCGTGGCCGCTGACAAGTCGTAGGACGCGATCCAAAATCGCGTAGTACCGACTCGTTCAAGCAGGCGATGGATGGGTCTCACCTGATCGAACGTCCCATCATTCGAGAGGAGTCTCAAATGACGGAAAATCCACGAATGCAATGGGTGCATAAGTGTCTGAGTGATGAGATTCATCATAGCAAAGACGCGGATCTTCCCTGGCTCCTCCTTGAAACCCAACTTTCCAAAGAAAAGACGCTTTCCCCATTTCATCCCTTGCCAGGCGCGCAGAAGATCCTCTTCGGAAAGAGGGCCCTCTTTGCCCTGCAAGTGGGGGACAAACGCCCTCACCTTGCTTAAAGGCTCGCTTCGAAGATTAAGCTCTGCAACCCTGAGGATGCATTTCCTAATCCCCTGCCAAGCCCATAAGAAATCTAGCTCGTCCACCAGGGTAAGCCATCTCTTTAGTGCAAAGCTATGGTCCGGGCAACTCGACCAAAGGAGTAAATCCAATGGAAGAGCCACCAGGGCTCCAAGGCCTTGACTATTGGGAGAACTCTTCTTGATGAACGGTATAGATTTGATCGTAAGGTGTCGCGTCGGATCCAGCTTCCACTCATTTCGGGTGATCAACCTTACTCTGGCGTAGAAGATTGGAACCCAAGCTTCCCACCGACCCATGAACGCCGATAGATCGACCCCCGGGTTCGTTATCGTCTTCAGTTTCAGCGCCCCCTTGAACTCTACCACCCTGTAGAGCCCAAAGAGGGTTAGCCAAAGCCGAATGATCGATATGTCCCCCTTAAGGATCAACGTTCGGTGCTGTGGGTTGATGATCCGCGGGAGCCCCTTTCGAGTCCTCGCGACGTTACCTCCGAGAGCCCAAGGACTATCGACCACCTGTCCACCCGCTACCTGTTGGGTAACAAGATAGCAAGCTTTCAAGTAAATCGCGAGCCCTCGAGACCCGGATCCACGCAAAATACGTCTTACGTTCTTCGCAAATCCCCATACTACCTTAACTAACGAGGCCGACAGTTGTCCAAAGACTAACGGCACCACTCGGAGGAGCAGTGACGCCAGTTTTACCTCTGTTTTTACACAGAAGGACCAAGATAACGTGCTTGGCACCAGGCGCCCGTAAAGGTGTCTGATGTTCAGCATAGTCTTTTCTTTTGTTGTGAAACATTAGTAGGACCCGTTACCCCTTCGGTTCCCCAATCCCGCCTAGGCGAGGTGGGCCGCAGGTCGGCTTAGCAGCCTTGGAGCGGGTGCTCCTTTTCGTTAGTTCCGGCAATATCACACATGTGAAAGCCCCCCGAGATTGCTCTCGGATTTTCCAGCACTCCCTCGACCCCGCGTGGTGTCGACTTTGGGAAGCTCCTTACGGCGTAAGGAAGGGACCGGTCGTACCAGGCTTGGTTATACCTGGCAACTCTCACAGGGGTGCTTTTACTCCGAAACGACGAAAGTCACCGGATGAGGATCCGATGCTCTCAGCGGTGCCCCTACGGGCTTCATCCGCCCACACCGCAATGTGGAATCTCGGCTACTCCGACCCTCACGGGTATCGGATCAACTGGATTTCCCAGCTGCCCAAGGCCTCCAACACCGAGCTAACCTACCTTTACGACGGTAGTAGAGAGTTACGAGCTCTCATTAGCAGGATACTGGGTTAACCAAGGGGAACCTTATAGGCTAACGGTGTTTCGCCGCGCCTTACGGTGAACCCCTCTCTCATGGTTGCCCACTCAAGAGGTAGTGGTCCCCGACTAACCGGGTAGGTTAGCCGTTAGGATTTTAGTAGTAATTACTCACTACTCTCCCCAACCTAGGACCACATCTGAGAGCAGCCCATCCGGGACTGCTGGTGGGGTGATACCCTACTTGTTTACACGTCAGATGTAGGAATCCAGGTAATCGCGCTTAGGTGACCCTTCGCACAATCACGATCTAACGTGTATTCGTTCGGGTATAGTCTACCTGATACGACGATGCCTGCCTTTCCGGCGGCA